GTATAAGCTATGACTCATTGGAGGAGGGAAGTGCGCACACTATGCAGAATTCATTTCGCAATGTTGGAATGAGTCAAGTTGCAAAGAGAGTAACCTTGATTGAAGGTGCTAGCGTGGAAGAATTGAGCCAAATTTTACAACGCAAAAAAAGCGTGGATGTAGTGGTTATAGATTCCCTTCAATATTCGCAGTTAACGTATCGGCAATATATTTATTTCAAGGAAAAACACAAAAACAAACTGCTGATATTTGTTTCTCATGCGGATGGCAAACAGCCTGCAGGTCGTGCTGCAAAAAGCATCATGTACGATGCTACTCTCAAAATTTGGGTTGAAGGTTATAAGGCATTTAGCAAAGGAAGGTACATAGGAAGCACCGGCGAATATGTGATTTGGCCGGAAGGTGCAATAAAGTATTACGGTTCGCTTTAAAAAACGGAGGTAAATTATGGAAACAATAGTATATAAATTTGATCCTACCGCTAAGCGGTTAACGGCTTATAATAAAGGAAAAGCAATCGGCGGATTTTCCGGAAACGTGGCAACATCAAAATTTATTGAAATGCTTGGATCAGGCGTTAAATTAGAAATTACGAGTATGGAAAAAGATATTCAGCACAGTAATAAGGTGCGCAGTATTCGTGCAATTTGGCACAAGATGGGAATAGATCAATATCGTGGAGATATTTTATCAGCGTATGGCGTTGAGTCAACTAAGGACTTGACAAACGAACAGCTCGACGAACTGATTAAAAAGTATTCGGCAGAATATAATCGACCGGCTACGGATGCGGTTAGTAAGTTGCGCAGTCGCGTAATGACAGAACTTAACAAGATTGGCATCTACGCAACAAACAACGATTGGGATGCGGTGAACCGCTATCTATTGAGCAATAAGATTGCCGGCAAGCTTCTTTTTCAACTCTCCGAACAGGAACTGAAAGATCTTCTTAAAAAGCTTTACTCTATTGAGGCTAAAAATGAGCTAAAACAGTCTGAAATTGAAAGATTATCAATTTTAAATTAAGTTATATGTGTGATCAAATCGAACTTAAAAGAGAAATCAGCCAGCTGATTAATCAGGCGGAAAGCCTTGAAACATGGCTTTCAAATAACAGAAGCCATCCGGATCGTGAGAAGGTACGTAGGCAACTCAACGCATTAAATTGCAAAATTACCGCCAAAGAACAGCGGATAGAAAGAAGCGTTTACCCAGGTCGCTTCAAAGACGCCGATGAAGTTTCATTGCCAAAATATGCTTGTAGATAATGACAGAAGTAAAAACGATAAAATCGATGGTTGATCTCACGAACTCGGAGATCAAGAAGGCGGAAGAGCTCAGGGCCAAAATTGAAAAGGACCTTGAGTCCTATAAAAAAATGCTGGTGATGATTCAGGGCATGTGCAAGCACGTGGGCGAAGATGGTAAGCCGGCAGTTGATGTAATAGGTCACAGTCACAACGACACGCATTATCGCTGTTCTATATGTGGAGAGGAGTACACGGCATGAGTTTAGAACAAATAAAACTAGAAATGATCTTTGATTCGATCATAGGGCTGGCAAATACGATTCAACCGGGTAACGTTGCCCATCACGCTAACACTATTCGCTATCATGCGGAACTTGGAAAAGAGAAGCTGGCGGAACTGGATGTAAAACAGGACAAAAAACAAATATCAATCAATAAAAAAGAGGATTAAAAAATGGACACAAAAACAATCGAGCTGGTGGAAATGACCCCAGAACAGAAAGCAGAATTTGAAGCATTTAAGGCTGCCAAAGAACAGAAAGAAAAAGCGGAAAACATTAAAAAGGAGCGTGAAAATTACAAGCTCATGGTTGATAATTACATCATGGAGCAGTTCCCGGTTCTTAAGGAATGTAGTGAAAACATTGCTCGTTGTAAAAAGAGCGTGATGGACACTTTTATGACGGCCATTGAACTGAAATCTGAATTATTTAAAGTGGAAAACGATCAGCAATCGCACACATTTACCAGTATCGATGGTAAGTTTCGCATTATTGTAGGCAATTATTCCAACGACGGTTATGCTGACACCGTAAATGAAGGCATTGCCATAGTGAAGGAAGTGGTGAGCTCGATGGCGAAAGATGACGAAAGCCGTGCGCTGGTTGAAGCAATACTTAAACTTCTATCTAAAGATCAAAAAGGAACGCTGAAGGCTTCGAGGGTTATTCAACTGAGACAAATGGCCGAGCAACTGGGGAACGATCGTCTAATTGAAGGTGTGCGAATAATTGAGGACAGCTATCAACCAACGGCCTCCCGTACATTTATTAAGGCCGCATTTAAAAACGACAATAAAGAGTGGGAAAGTATTCCTCTTGGAATTTCGGAGGCTTAAATTACTAAAAAGTGCGAGAGGATCCTCTCGCACTTTTAATCACCATTTAATCACTATTTAAACAATCAATAAAATGACAGAGAATCAGGACGACATAATCAGGTTCTCGGTGTATGCGCCGAAAACTAAGCAGATTGTAATTTACGATTTTTATCTCACCGGAAACATCAGGGCAATTATCTTTAACGACAATGCAAAGGGCGGTTTTGTCATTGCATCAATTCAAGAGGCGCCTGTAAAAATAAATTATATCCCTGGGAAGATTCCAGCTGAATTTATGGGCATGTTGGCCGCTAAATGTGAAATTAAAGACATCACAAATTTGGATCTTAGCTTCATTAAATTCTGGAACGCATACGGATACAAAAGAGGCAACATTGAGCGAGCTCGCAAACTATGGGATAAGCTAACGGCGCACGAAAAGATATTAGCCCTGGGCTTTATCAATAAGCTAAAAGCGGTATACGACCGCGAGCGTAAAGACATGCCATACCCGGAAACTTATTTATCACAAAAAAGGTGGGAAAATGAACTTTAAAATCAGAAAGAGAAAAGCAAACAAAATTTATCTTGCCGGCAAAGTCTCCGGATTGAAGTGGGAGCATGCTTACCAAAACTTCTACCTTGCCGAAATGGCGAATAGAAATCGGGGGCACATTATTAATCCAATGAGAATTTGCAAGGCCAACTGGTCGTGGATCCGCTGTATGATCGTGTGCATTTATCAACTCATTTTTAAGTGCAACAGGATTTACCTGCAGTGGAACTGGACGGAAAGCCGGGGCGCAAAGATTGAGGTTGTGGTGGCGATTTTAACGAGGAAGGAGTTTGTATGATGGATGTTACTGGAGCACCTGAGTTGGATTACTCATTAACGAGTATGATGACGGATGAATTGTACAAAAGGATTGTGAAGCATCAGAACGATATTTTTATTGAAGCGCTAAAACGTAAAGGTCATGAGTTTAAAACTACATCAGAAGTTATTAAATTCATTAAAAAACACGTGCGTTGCGAAGATCACATCCATTTGAAAGAGAAAAGATACTTTGTTGACGATGTTCCGTTTCTTTTATACGACTATCGTGTGAAACGACACGATCCGAAAATCGAAGTCAATGCAGTTAGTATTTATGCCGAATGTGGGTCGTTTGCGTATTTATAATTTAATATTTACGATATGAAACTAATGAACAGAATCGATGACATTGTGGGCGATGGGATTTTTAAGCGCTGCTGTATGCTTACCTCCCCGGCTTTCTATATTGGGCTAATAGCCGCAGTTCTTTACATTGCTATCATCGTGCTCCTGATGCTATTAAAAGTAATTGATATTGGGGATTACCATAATTGACAGATAACTGGCAGCTAAACATCGGTTGCTGAGTCCCGCTATTGCGGGATGAACTCCGCGAAGCAATGATGATTTAGCGTCTGTTATCTGGCAGTTATGCGATTAAAGGGGATGCCGAAAACCTTACAGAGTAGGCGAAAACGAATAATACAGAAAATGTTATCAGCTAATATGAACGACTTTTTGGTTACACTTAAAATAGTGCAAGTAGTGTATAACGAAAAAAGGAATAAAAACGGATTAAAGCGATTAGGGAAAGGATATTTTCTTGCCTTCAGGCTTAATCCATACAACCCACTGAGCTATATCCTTGTTATCTGCGCTATTCCAATACTGATTGTAATGGATGGTCTTGTAGGAACATTTCAAAAATGGGAAAACCCATTTAGGTGGAGTTAAGTAATAAAAGAAAGGGGAAAAAAATGATAACAGGACTATACGGGTGTAGCTGTCACCCGTTCACCAGCTGGGAAAAATGCGTAAAAGCGCATAAACAAAAATTCAAAATTGACGATCCGGTTACTGATCGTTGCACCGGGAGATCCGGAGTAATATTCAAAGTCCACGACAGCGGATTTGTAACCGTTAAATACGGAAAAAACGAACGTGATAAAGAATTAGAGCATGTTGCTCGACTAATAAAGAAAGGATAAAAACATGGACATAGAACAACAAATCAAGCAAAAGACGATCGAAATTGACAACCTGAAAAAGATACTTGAAGACGAGAAAAAAAGCAAGTACGAACACCTTCTCGGTAGATACTTTTCACTCGCAGTAACTTGCAAAATTAAAATAACTGGAATCATGTCTGCGGATGATAGATATCTATTTGTTGAATGTATAAGGATTCAAGGCAAAAACAAAGATGGCAATATTGAGATAGTAATTAATGACGATTACGGTCTCACTTACGATGATATTGATCGTTGCATCGATGAAATAACTGAAGAGCAGTTCAAATCATTCATGAGCGATTGCATAGAGCAGTCAATATCCGAAGTATCGACAATAATTTACGAAGGTAATTTAAAGAAAGGATAAAATAATGATTACCATCCAAGAAAAGATAACAGAAATATTGGTAAAGCAAACGTATGGTGCTTATCAGAATCCGGTAGATGCAATTATTGACATAATTGATTATATGCAATTTTGGACTAAATTTACGAATGAAGTTCCTCTTCACAACGAGCTGCTATTGGTTAAAACTAAGCATAATGACGTTCATACAATGACGTTTACGGGGCATTGTGATATTAAAACATCTGCTGAATATATGTCATTGGTTAGTTGGAGGCCAGTTTTTTACAATCTAGAAAAAAACAATCATGATGAAAATTAAACTCAAATTCGACCGGGATGAGTTAAAGGGCTTCATTACGATATTGCAGAATCTATCTAAAAATATCCTCGGCGGCATCACATACGATCTATACAGATCCGAATTGGTAAAAATGTATAGGAAGTATATATCTAATATGATAGAAAATACCAACAAGAAGAAATTTCCCATCTCTCTAACCGACTATCAAACTGTAATATTGTGGCAACTGCTAAATGAGTGCTGCGATAACTTTCAGCCGTTTGAAAAGGGGATATCGCTTCGAGTAATTGCCGAATTAGACCGGCAATATATGAACTACCAGCAGGTGCTTAGAAACTTTTCAAATCAAATATAGACCAAAATAATCTAAAAAAATAACAAATAATTGTCACCATTAAAATGAAAACCATTAAATTTGCATTAAACCCAATTCAAATATGGCATATTGCGACACATATCATAACGAAAAGGTACTTCAAATTGTTTCTATATACGACCAATATAGCCGTATGGGAGTCCCAAACACCGTGATTTATCGCAATTATATAAAAGCTTCTTTCTTCATCTCCTGGTCAACATTTTGCAATTACTTGAAAAAGTCGGAAGATGTGAAAATAAAAGTGAAACAACAGCAACAATTAACCTTACAATTTAACGATTAAAAATTATAATTATGAAATGGTCAGATTATTCAAAATTAAGCAAAGCGGAACGCAAAGCAGTTCCATTTAAAGAAATTCCAATGGGACAAAAAATTGCAGTGTTCACTTTTATTGCAATACTTATCGCAATGATTGTTTTTGCCGCTAAATCGTGTAATAGCGATAAAAAGACGGATTATGATTCCGTAAAAATTACGGCGATGAGTTTGTCAAAGCAACATGTAAAATCATTGCTTAAAAGTCCATCTACCGCCAATTTTCCACTTGGCGAAGAGAAAATAACATTAAGCGAAGATAGCATGGCCTTAGTTGAGGGCCCTGTTGATTCACAAAATGGATTTGGAGCAACTGTGAGAACAAATTACAAGGTTTTGCTGAAATGGAAGTTAGATCCGGAGGATCCGGCAAATTGGGAGCTAAAAGACATTAGGATGAATGAGTAATATATTTTCAAAAAAAGCCCCCGGTCGTTTGATCGGGGGCTTTTTTGTTATCCAGTAATTGTAATAGTGGGGTTGTTAACTGTGGGGTGGGTGTCCACCGGCGTAATGGTGAAAGCGGTTGTATAGGTAATTTGGTACACCTCGCGGGTGCTGTCCGAATGTACTTTTTTCATTGCTGTGCGAATAAGCGCCTGTGCATCGCCAGGGCGATAGGTATGCAACACATCGTTTATAGCTATTGCAAGGTCTAAGCAGGTGTAAGAATCCTCTTTAGAGGGCGCATTTAATGAGCTGTTATGTGTTCGCATGTGAGCCACCATAATATTTACAGTTGCATTTTCGGCACGCTGTGCGCCTTTGCCCAGTTGCGAAAATGTGATGTCGCCAAAGTCTATAAGAGCACAAGGCCACTTAACTGGTGGTTGCTCATATTGCAACTGCCCCCAATCTTTATCAATGTATTTTAGCTCCGTAACTTCTGCAAGCTTGGCTTGAATGTCTAAGATGATTTGTTTCATTTTTTTAAGAATTAAGAATACAGAATTAAGAATTATTTTTTGAAAAGGGTATTTAAAAGTTCGTTTATGTGAAAATCGGCAATGCGTTTTATAGATGCATTTACTTCGGGGGCGTTACCTATAATTTGGCGTTGTGGTATTTTAATTTTTGAGCCCACTTTTTTAAGAGCTAGTCCCTTGAATATTTCGGCTTGTTTGCCCCACTTATCGGCTGATTTGCTTTTACTTTTTTTGCCCGATTTAGTACGGGTTTTACCCCCTGCCTCGTATGCTTTAGCCCAAAAAAATCGTTTCATTTTTTCGGTTACTGTAATTTCGCCACCCTCGTTATGAATTTCTGCATAATCTTCGGTACTTGTAAAAACGATTGATTTACCCACAATCTTAGAGCGAATGGAACGGCGAAGTTTTCCTTTTCCAATTAGCCCATTTGGCGCTTTGGGATCCCATTTTTTTGAGAAAAACGCTTTGCGCTCGAAGTTACGGTCGAACTCATCGGTAAGATCCACCCTTAGATCTGATAGAATATTTTTAAAAAATTCGTTCGAGCTCATTGTTTTTTTATTAAGTGCTTGACTTTTAAATGTTATTTGTTGTATCTTTGCCTCATAAAGGTGTTATTTAATTCACTGCCCGAGAACGAATCGGATGCGGATCGAGTTAAGTAACACCTTTTGCTTTAAATGAATTTGATGAAATAAAACACAATCCCATCTTTTCCCCGATCCTCAAACTGCAATTCAATTTCTCTTCCTTTACCCACTTCAACTTCCCCTTTGTAAATTGTTTTGTGAACATGATATCCATCTACGGTGGGCTTTTCTGCTTTTTTATTATTATCTCTCCATTTGAGATTTATATTTTGTGCTGGCAAATAAGAATCAATGTTTTTGAGTACATCTATTTTAGCCTCAAATAGCTCACCAAATTGCAGGTTTTCGGTAAACGAGTTTTTTACAAATGTTGCTTTTCTATTTCCAAATGATTCGTTCTCGTATGTGAGCTTTCCAATTACATTTTCTTTACCCCATTTAATTATATCTTTGGCTCGTTGTCTCAAAGCTAGTCTATCAATCACCTCTCCAGCTTTCTTAACATCTTTTGGACTGTTTTCTTTTGGTAAATATGGGTGTTTATCGGGAAATACTTTAGCCTGTGCACCCGGGTTAAACCTGAACATTAGCAATTTTGGATGTTTAGTCATATCATCGCCCAGGGCAATAGCATCCGCAGAGTTGCTTAGCGGATATTTGTCTTTTAGCACCTGTGTTACGGTGCAACGGCAGTTCCATCCATTTGGTGGCATGTAACTATTCCAAAAAGGATCGGACGGTGGCAATGTGGTTCCGTTGAGTGCGGCATGCTCTTCACGCACACGCTCATCGCCAGATGTTCTATACTGTAGGTTGTATCGGTCGCCATCAGCTTCAAAATCTTTATATTTTATGGCCATTTGCGTCGCCGATACGGCTAAATTGTATTCTGCCTGAAGGTATGCCTTATTATAGGTATTATCTAGTTTTAAAACGTCGTTTAAAAACTGATTAAAAGGTTTAAAATTTCCGTTTTCGCCTTTAAGCGATAGGGAAGCCTCCTTTAATGCCCGGTATATTTTAACCCCTGAAAAATAATAGGTATTTGCATTCAAAGCAGCGGTGAAACTTTCGGGAATTGATTTTGATACCGTGATGTTTTCGAGCGGTTTCTTCAGTACCTGGTATGTTTCATTAATTAGTGCTTTTGGCTGTGGTTCGCTTAACATATCGGGCGTGAACTCCTTTTTTGAATGCAACCATTTCATTGCATTGTTCCATACATTCTTTCCTAACGAGACGTTTGAAGAATCAGAAAGCTCGGAGTCTTGTTCATAAAGTTCTTGTATGGCCGTATGAAAATCCCGATATTGAACAATAGGGCTACCGGGAGCCCCTAAACGAAAAAACGATCTACGTCCTTCAACGTATTGCTCTTTTTTACGCCAAGTATGGTAACGTTGTACTTATCAATGAAATATTTAGGATCTACATCATAATAATCGAGCAACATCTTTTCAATTTGTATTTGTTGCTCTGGCGTCCAATCCACCGACTCATCCCAATCAAAACGGCAATCTCCAACGGGAAAACCATTTTTAAGCATAAACGGTATCAACTTCCAATTGATGACATCGCGCACCATGTCGGCATCGGCATCGGTAAGGTTTTTAAAAAGTTCTAGGTGTGTTTCCGATTGACTACGTGAACTGCCGTCATCAATGGTCATTGTTTGGTTCAGTATAGCTTTAGACAACTCGGAGTTAGATCTTAATATACGTTTATCATAAACATTGAACGCATCTCCTTGGCTTGTTTCTTTGAATTCAATTTCAGTACCTTCGGGAAATAATCCCCATCCGGCTGCGCCCATATCCTGTAAAAACTTTTCCGTGCGTTGCACATCTTTTGGATCACGACTTGCTGTTTTTCCGATTCGTATAGGCATTCCGAAAATTTCGCCGAAACTATCCCAATATGCAAGCATGTTCTTTTTGCTCAATGCCGCTGGCGCTAGCTTTAGAAATAAGCCTAAGTCTTTAGGATCGCCCACTGCAATGCACGAATTTGCAATATTACCATCAAGATACGATATCCCCCTCTTCCAATCTTCTCCAGGTTCTCTTGTGATTACACCATATTCTGGCACCACGTGTTTGCGTGGCACTAACTCAACGCTGCTATAACGCATTCGGACACCATCGTTAATTATTTCGTTGAACTGTATCAATGAATGTCCCCAATAGATGCTGTCCAAGGCGTGCTTCATGAATTTTTTAAACCATTCCACCTCAAAAAGTTCTGTAACTTCCGGCTTTTCCTTGCCATCTTTTCCCACAATTTTAAACGACTTACTGGTTACTATTTTCGTTCGTTGACTTATTGCACCGGTGATATGTAAATCAGCGTCCACATCGGTATATACATCGTATAATGGAGTTCGCAGTGGGCTCTCGGGATTAATTGCTGCTTGCCATGCTCTGCGCCATGTACCTATATCCTTTTTGGTTAGGTTATCGGCATTGAGTTTAAGGTCGATTAATAATTTTTTTGTCGTTGCCATGTTACCAGTCGTATTGTTGTTTTGCCATTGAGCCAAATTTTACGGGGCTTGTCTCTTCGCCTGTTTCGTCTTGTATTAAAGGTAAGGTTGGTGATATAATGCCTTTTGCAACCTTATTCAAAAATTCGATTGCACGATCGTACCTATCTTTACCACGCTCGAAAATAATATCCGGATTGGATAACCTTACCAGTTGCCAAAGAGCTATATCTTTGCATAATTCAAGAATAAGTGCATTTCGCTCGGAGCCTGTTGCTCCAAAAACGGCAACTACATCATATCGGCTTCTTAAATAACTGCGCATCTCTTCTATTGATGCCTCAATTGCAATTGGAACAATAGTGTCGTCACCTTCAATGATATCATCGATTTGGTAGGCATAAGCCACCGTTTTTAATTCTTCGGCTAATAAAAACATAATTATTGGTTTAAAGATTCATTGCTTACCGGCTCATACGTTTTGTAAAGTGCAATTTTTTCAATATTTTGAATTGAAATTTTGAAAACTCCATCTTTTATCAGTTGTTTCAGGCTCTTTTTTGCTTTCACCACTGGACGACCTCCCAACATGACTACCAAAAAATGATACCCACTTCTTTTTGCAAATTTGTCGGCTTTTTTGATTGCCTTTTTTAATCTTATTTCAAAAATTACCGCTTTGATGTACTTGAATAATAGCATTATATAAAGATTTTAATTTAATATTACCAACTATTGCGTGATGATTCACGGCGCCCAATTACCGGGGCAAATGTTTCTTGTCGGGTTCTCTTTTGAAGCTTGTAAATTGCTCCTTCGTCGGCATCGGGTGCATCGTCGTGTGTTCTACTCCCTTTTTCAAAACTTAACAGCTGTTCCAGCGATGCCTTCATGTCTGGATCATTGATCATGTTCTCGTTGTACGAAACAAAACCACGTTCCCACAATGGGCTAATGGCTTCCACCCGTTGATATTTATCGGGTTTCTTTCGGTAGTCGGCTCTTATGGGTAGTTGATACCCACGGACATTTCCTTCAGCTGTAAATTCATCCAGGATGATATCTTGCAAAAAGTTTGCTTCAATATAGTATTCACACGCACCATCGGGCATGCGCTCATGCAGATCGTAGAACCAACGCACCATTTCTGTAATGGAGCATTGACGGCAAAAGGCAAATAAATTGTGGAGATCTGTTCCTTTTTGTCCCCATACCTTGATGGCCTTGTAGTCGTTTCGGGTGGTTCCTTTGAACGATGGATCGCAATAGGCAACAATGGCGTCGTATTTTGAAAGAGGCAGAGGCTTTTCCCATTTGACCCAGTTGTTTTTGAACACGGCTCCTTCGGTAATAGGATTGTTCATGTACTCTTTTTGAAAGGACCGGTAACCCATGAACTGTTCCATTGCCTTTACCTCTTCACTATTCCATTTTTCCTTCCAGGTGATGTTGCCTTGTTTGTCGTAGATGTTCACCTGCGATACTTCCACCCCATCAGTGGCCGCTATGCGTGCAAGAACACTGTTCTTTCCAATCAAGTTACCTATCATGATAAACCGCCCACGGCCACCATCCAGCGAACCAAATAGGGCTTCTTTTACCCAATCGGTCATTTTACTGACCCGAGCTTCGTTTTCCACCAACTCGTCGTCGTCAAGGTCATCAATTACAATGTAATCGGGTCTATTGTCACGATAACGAAGCCCACGGGGAGACTGACCACGGCCACGGGCAAAGAATGCCACGCCATCTACCGTTACAAACTCACCATCAGTCCAGGACCCGGCATTGTATTGTTTGCCAAAATCATTGATATACCTTTGGTTGTATTGCAACTCTGCCTGTATGTCGGCGAGCAATGTGTTTGCATTATCCTGGCTTTTGCCCACCAGCACCATCACGTTGATCTCCCGCTCTTTTTGACATTTCAGCCATAGCGGGATCATGATGTCCATGTGCGTTGATTTTGCATGCGCACGAGCCCATTTCATCACCGCTTTGAGGTTTTTTTTTGCAAGAATGTTTTTGGCGGCGTTGATCTGGAATTTTCCGTTTTTGCATTTGGCAAAGTGCGGGAAATAATAGGACACGAAGTAATCGTAATCTTTTCGTGCCCTATTAACCCTATCTAACTGTATTTGCTTACTTTCGGCACGATTTACAACGGTAGCGCTTTGCACTTCGGTGCAATGCAACTGCCAATTTTTAAAGGCTTCGGTAATTACAGTTTTAGCCATTATTTGCTAATATTTTCGGTTATATACAAATCTTGATACTTGTTGATTGCTTTTTGCAATTCTGCGGTGATCTCTTCGTCGATATTTTGACGTGATTGCATCCATTTGTTGAACGCCATAAAAACTTCTATTGCATCGACAATATTGGCTTTTTTGTCAAGCTTTTCGATGACGGCTGCAAATTTTGAAAGCTTATCCGGAAGTCCGGCCAATTGCATTGCATCTTTGCTCTCAATCGCTTTATCAATAAGGTCATTGATGGTTATGAGCAGTTTGTTCACCAATTCAGGGCGTGTGATATTTGATCCGGCTCTTTTCAGTTCCAAACCATCTTTTTTTACCCATTTTGATATTGTGACTTCGGATACATCCACTTTTGCAGCAATTGTCTTTTGAGATTCACCCTGCATATAATAGTATTTAGCAAGCTCCTTTTTCCTTTCCAAATCTGCTTTTTTCGCCATCTTTTTTTATGCAAAATTCGCCCACTTTATCGATGAAATCAATTAAGATATTAAAGTTTGATAAGCATGTGTTAAACGTTGATATACAGTTGCTAACCGTTAATATCTATTTTGATTTTGCCCGAAAATCGGCGGTACTTTGTGGTCACAATTAAAGAAAACGAGAACGCGAAATCAAATGAAAATTTAACAAAGATGTCCGCAACAAAAAAACTGAAAACTTTTGTACTGTCCGACGGATCGGTAAACACATACGGATTCAGAGTCCTTACCGGAGGAATCGATATTGAGGATTTTTTGAAGAATCCTTTGATGTTGTGGAATCACAACAGATCATATCGTGATGATGAAAACACCATCCTGCCCATTGGCCGATGGGTAAACGTGCGAATTGAAGGCGACAAGTTGCTTGCAGATGCCGATTTTGATATGGATGATCCATTTGCCGTCAAGATAGCGAAAAAAGTTGAGAAGGGTGTTATTAATGCCTGCTCCATCGGTTTTGAACGGGTTGAAGAAACAGACGAACCTGAATTTATTCTTCCTGGACAACGCCGTTTTACGGTATCAAAATGTAAGCTGAAAGAGGTTAGTATCACCGATATTGGCTCTAACAAGAATGCCATCGCCCTGTACAACGACAAAGGTGAGATTATCGAACTTGCCGATGACGATAGCACATCGTTGCCCACCATGCTTTCTGAAAACACACACACAGAAATAGAAAGTAAAAATCAATCAAACAATCAAAACATGAAGTTATTCGCTTTGAAATTGGGATTGCCTGAAACGGCAACCGAAGCCGAAATTTTGAATAAGATTTCGGAGCTTAACGAAAAATCAGCACAAGTTGCGCTAAAGGATTCGGAAATTCAGACCTTAAAGGACTCTCAAAAGGCTGCTGAAAAAACTGCAATTGAAGGCGCCGTTAACGATGCGATCGTTGCCAAAAAATTATCTGCTGACCAAAAAGCCCACTTTATCTCTTTAGGAGAAAAAGTAGGCCTTGAGTCGCTTAAAGTAACCTTATCCGCTCTACAACCAGCGGTGAAACCAACCGACTTGTTGAATCAAGGCGCTGGTGGTGCTCCTGCCGGTAAAAAGTTTTCTGAGTTGAACTCTGAAGAGTTGGTCATACTCAGAAGTACTGACATGCCAGGCTATGTCAAGTTGTTCGAAGCCGAATTTGGCTTTAAGCCGGAAATCATTTAATCAAACACAAATTTTAACACACACACACAAAGACAATGAAAAAATTCTTGTTATTTACGTTTGCAATTATTGTTAATTGCTTTATTGGCGGCCTTGGTGCCGCAACCTTCGGGGTTGCCCCTGCAATTGGTGCCGTTGCATTAAATGTTGCTGGTATGGCATTTCCATCAATGATCCCAGCTGGTTCGTTTGGAGCTGGTATTTATGCAGAAGTATGGACTGGTTTCATGACTAAAGCATTTAGAACCGCAGCCGAATCTGTTGGTTGGTATGCAAAGATCAAAAGTTACGATCAGTATGCCGAAAATGAAGTGATCCACTTCGTAAATATTGGTGGTGATCCAACTGTTTTAATCAACAACACAACTTATCCTTTAGGAATTGAAACATTGGCAGATGCAGACAAACCTATCTCTTTAGACAAATATCAAACAAAAGCAACTGCAATCACTGATGATGAACTTCAATCCATTACTTATGACAAAATAGGTAGTGTAATTGAGCGTCACCGTGAGTCTATTGACGAGAAAAAGTATGCAAAAGCCATCCACTCAATTGCTCCTGCTGGAAACACAACAGCAACACCTGTATTGCTTACAAGTGGCGCAACTGATGAGACTGGAACGAGAAAAGTAATTACCCGTGCGGACATCATTGCTTTGAAAAAGAAATTTGATGATGCAAAGATTCCTGTTGCTGGCCGTATGTTAGTATTATGCAACGATCACGTGAACGACCTCTTGAATACCGATCAAAAGTTTGCTGATCAATACCACAACTACACCACTGGTAAAATCTCTAATCTTTACGGATTCGAAGTGTACGAATACACCGAAAGCCCTTACTACACAGTTAGCACACTTGCTAAGATTGCATTTGGTGCCGTGGCTACCGCTAACGAGCGTCAAGCATCTGTGGCATTCTATGCACCTCGTATGATGAAGGCTAACGGAACAACCAAGACTTACATGAGCGAAGCGAAACAAGACACTCAAAATCAACAAAACTTGGTGAACTTCCGCCACTATAGCATTTGCTTGCCGTTGAAAAATGAAGCCATTGGCGCCATCGTTTCAAGTAAGCCAGCTGTCCCTGCTGTTGAGTCTGTAACTGTTGCTCCAACTGCTATGACCTTTGATGCTGCCGGTGAAGCAATTGTTGCCGCTGTAACTGCATCCAGTGCATTCACTGTTGAAATTACCGGAACCGGATT